ATTGCCAAGAACATTGCCAAACAATTTGAAAGAATAAACAAAAATTTAAATTCTGGTATCGGTAGTATGAAAGAAATGAGGAATTTCTCCAAGGAAATACTCAAAGATACAAAAGCGAGGACTTTGCTTTTGAATGAGATGGAGCAAAGAACGGACTCCGCCGAGTCTAACTTAATAGCGGCAAAATTGAAAAGAATTCAATTACAAAGTAACGAGATTGGTGGTGAGAAAATTTTAAGTCAGCTAGAACAAGATATTTATACACATAAGCTGAATCAGTTGGCGGTAGAAAACAAGATGTCGGAAATAACGAAAAACCAACAAGATAGAGTTGCATTGTCAGAAGATTCTTATTTCGCGGAAAAGAAAAAACTTGCATTAGCTGAAAAACTTAAAGACGTTCAAGAAAAAATAACTCGGGCAAGTAGTGCCGGTGAAGATTATTGGGGACAAACTGGTAGACTGATGGTACAACAAGTATCCATGTTACGAGAAATAGCACAGACTGATAGTGAAATAGCCGAAATAAATGAGGGGATATCGCGGAATTCGAGAGAGAGTAATAGCTTAACTGCGGGGCTACTGCAATTGAACGAAGATAATATAAAACTCGCCATCGAGGGAGAAAATATCGCCAGAAGGCAACTGGAATATCAGAAAGATATGTCCAAGCAAATTAAATTATCTTCCGGATATATCGCACACTTAAAAGATTCATCAAAGGACATTCTTGCGATTTTCGGTGGAATATCTGGTAAGATGCAAACTTTTGTATCCTCTCTGAAAACTGTACCAAAAAGGTTCTTGCTGATAAATTTGCTAATAGAAGAAGGATTGCGTCGATTTGTGTTGTTGGACCAGACAGCAGAAAGTTTCAGACGTGAGACTGGGTACACGGCAGACCAGATGGCAAACGTTAGAAAAAATGTAGAGAGCTTGAACGTGGAATTCGCTGATATGGGAGTCACCATAGAGGCAGCATACAAGTCGGCCAAGGCGTTAACGGATGTTTTTGGTAGAACCTCGCTCGTGACAAAGGAAGCAATGCAAAATATCGCATTGATGAAAGCCAACCTAAACGTTTCTGAGGAAGATTCAGCCAGTGTGTTGGCAACATTTCAGGGATTGGGTGGAGTAAGCCAGACAGTGGCAATGAACATAATGAAGGTTGGGGCAAGCTTCTCTGGCAAAATCGGGGTTCCTTTTCAATTGGTGATGCACGATATAGCAAATGTGTCGGAAGAAACTCTGGCATTGCTGGGAGCAAATCCAAATGTATTGATGAAGTCGGCTATATCAGCAAGAATGTTTGGTACCGATTTGAACAAGCTGGCGGCAACTCAAAAAAGGCTACTCGACTACAGTTCTAGTATAACTGACGAAATGGAAGCGGGTGCATTGTTGGGAAGAGATATAAGTTTCCAAAAAGCAAGACAGTATGCATATGAAGGAAATATAGCAAAATCCACAGAAGCCATTTTGGAGACCGTAAAATCCATCGGAGATTTTAATGCGCTCGATGTTTATCAAAGACAATCTCTAGCTAAAGCATCCGGAATGGAATTGAAAGACTTGAGTAAGATGATGGCAATCGAGTCTCAGCGCGAAAAAATTAGATTTAGTGGCACAAAAGAAGAGCGAGAAAAATTGGCAGACCAAGAAAAGGCACTAAAAACATTGGAAGCCCAGAACGATTTGTCCAATGCTGGATTATTGATAGAAGGCGAGCGAGCAATACGCCAACAACAGATGCAAGGGTTGTTAACCCGGATGACTGATATGCTTCAAGCCGTTTTGGTGTCTATTGGAGACATATTAGAGCCTATTATAACTCCAATAGTTAGTATTTTATTGCCTGTGTTGCGTGGAGTTGCGTGGATTATTAAAGGAATTGCGTTCGCATTTAAAGTGTTGGTATTTCCGATTAATTTGGCAGTCGATGCAATTAAATCGTTTGGTGAATATTTCCAATGGGTTGGTGAGGGTATTGAGTCGGTTAGTAAAATATTTAAAGATACATTTGGCGGTGCTGAAAATTGGATTAAAGGCATAGCCGGAAGCGCCGGATTGATTGCATTATTATTCTTTGGAAGCAGTGGTATATCCGGAATGTTGGGAAAATTGAAGGGTGGAATTGGATCGGCATTTAAATTTATGTCGTCGCCAATCAAATCTATAAAATCCATGTTCGAAAAGAGAGATTTTATCGAACCGATGCAACCAAAAGCGGCGGGCGTTATACCTGACGTGAAACCAGACGCCAAAGTCGGAAAGGCTGCACAGAGCGGAGCGCGGGCGATGCAATTTTTGACCAACATCGGAAAGGGCATAGCAAATCTTGGTAAAGGAATTGGCAATGCTATATCTGGGCTAGTCGGCGGAATATCAAAAAGTATTACATTGATATTTAAAGGTATCGCGCAAGGTGTTGAGAGACTTGCTACACGTAAAGTATTCATGGGCGCATTGGCGATTGCCGCGCTCGGAGTTTCTATCCTGCCGTTGGTGTACGCGCTAAAACAATTTACTGACATTGATTGGGCTTCCGTAGCAAAGGGCGGAGCAGCACTTGGTGCGCTAGCTATATCAGCCGGTATAATGGGAGTGTTCGTTAAGCCGATATTGTTGGGAGCCCTCGCAATTGCGGCATTGGGAGTTGCGTTGATTCCATTCGGAGTTGCGGCGATGTCTGCGGGAAAGGGCGTTCAATATTTTGCACGGGGAATTAAGTCCGCCATCGGACCAATAGAAAAATTGAAAAATGTAAATTTGATTAGCACCGCGGTTGGGATTGGTGCACTCGGTGTCGCATTTACCGCGTTCGGTTACGGTAGCGCGGCAGCGGGGCTTGGGTCTTTCGTTGGCACTTTTCTTGGCGGAGATCCAATTTCAAAGATGGAACGCCTAGCATCAATCGGAGATAAACTGCAACCGGTTGCAAATTCTATTAAAGATATAGGAATCGCCGTCGGTTCGTTCTCGTCCGTGAATTCTTTCTCGGATGCAATTGTAAAACTGGCAGATTCTATTGGAAAATTGAATGACCAACTGAAATCCGTAAATACCGAAAATTTAAATAAACTTTCTGCGATATCGAGCGCGACTGGTGCAACAACAACGAAGGAAACAAAACAGACTGGTGCAGTTACATTTGACACATCCGCACTTGAGGCCAAATTTGATACATTAATTGGCATGATGGTGGATGGTAAAATTGTGGCATCGGTAGACCTAGACAAGCTATCGAGTAGAAGTGCAAGAAGGTCGTAACGGTAATATTTATAGTATATGTTAACAGATTTTACGCCACCAAACAATTTGAGCCCGATTGTCAGAAGTACTTCTGATAAACGACTTGCTGCGTTTTCGGCAAAATCCAACGAAATATATAATAAGTACTCTCCGTATGATGGGTCCAGCAACGGAATAGGATTCAGTCAGCCGTTTGTATATACAAAACTTACCGATTCAAATACAATAAAGAATCTTACAAAGTATGACAGTCAAGCATTTCCAATTGGTTCTACCGTTCGAGATTTGCAACGAGTTGGAAAGTTTGCGGCGAGTGGAAATGGAATTTTATATATTGGCACTCAGTATTTGTTGCAAAATACAAATGCATTCAATGAAACTCGGATATATAATCCAATCAGCCTAATTAAAGCAACAGCCAAACCGGGCTCGTTGGGGTTGATAGATTATCCAATACGCCATCTTGAGACGAGCGGTGGAATATTGAATTTTTTCTTAGACTCATTGAAGAGTACAATTGGTATGGAGACCAGCGGAGGAAAACAGGCGACGATTGACGGAACTGCAACTGGAAAGAATGGCGTGCTTCCTTATTCCAAATACGCAGGAGAATTGGGAGGCGCGAAATATGGAATGATAAGATTTGATACTGGGGCCAATGCCAGCAGTAAATTTTCTAGTTTGTGGGTGTCCGGTGCATCCAAGGGTGGCGGCGGGGGATTCTTGGAAAATATGGGCAAAGCACTTATTGGTAGATTGACCCGATTGATTCCAAGTACAAATCCATACCGATTTGGAAGTGATACATTAAAATGGGAGTATAGACCAGAATATCCAACTGGTCAGGACGGCGCATACTACGCATTTCTTGACGACAAGTCGGGATTCTTGACCACTCCCCATCGTGCCAGTGCTATATTCTACAATGATAAAATTTCGGGGGCTGGTACCGCAAAAACCACCGGGGTCGACACCGTAAAAAATTTCCATCGTTATTATCCCGGAAGGAAAGACCCGGAAGATACATCGATGATATATGCATCGACTCCAAAAATAACAAACGACGCAGTTGGAGATACAACGTCGGAGATAACTGGCAACGTTGTTACTATACAAATAAATAATTTAAAAAAGTTGCACGAGAATATGGAGAAGACCATAGATTCGTATAAAAATGAAGCCCCGCAATTTAGGAAATCGGCGGAAAGATATACCGAAGTGAAAGATGCCAACGGTGTATCATATCCAACTTATATGCAAATTCCGGGCAAAGGAAGTTCCCGAGGTACATACACAGATATGTTCGGGGCGAGTGCTACAATTGAAGAGGCAAACTGGTTTGCAAAATCCAGAGGATTAAAAAAAGAACCGGGCGGTTATACTCCAGAATTTTCCATATACAATACTTATGAGGATAGTGAAGATAGGTATAATGCGCTAGGAGTATTGAGCGGTTCTCGGGAAGAAGAACCACGAGAACTAACACAGGGCAGATTTGGAACCAATAAAGCCAAGTCTAGGGATATTATATTCTTCTATTTTTATGATTTAATAAATCAAATTTATATTCCATTCAGAGCAACTGTGTCGAGTGTAAACGAACAAAATTCCGCGGAATGGGAAGACATTAATTACATGGGTCGCGCTGACAAATTGTACCTATATAAAGGGTTCTCTCGCGAAACGGCGTTTTCTTTTACGGTATACGCCAACAGCTTACAAGAACTTGTTCCTATGTGGAAAAGAATTAATTACTTGGTCGGACTGACTAGGCCGAGCAAATATACCGAACCTGCAATAAACACGGGAGATTTGAGTGAAAATACAACTGGCAATGAAGGTAGATTCATTTATCCTCCGATGGTAACATTGCGGCTTGGTGATATGTATTACGACCAACCGTGTGTGATATTTTCGGTTAGCATAAACATACCCGACGACGCAAATTGGGAAACATATCGCGGGGAAGATTATTCATACAGTGCAAGCCCAACCAAAAGAATAACTATAAAAGGCGAAGCATCGAGACAACTTCCAATGAAAGTCGACATCTCAGTTTCCATGAAACTTCTAGAAAAGCAAAAATCTTTGGTCACCAACGAACATTTCGGGTTTAATTCTCCACTATAAAAATGAATAGATATAATCCAAATGGTAGAAATGTATTTGCTCGCTATGATGGTAAGAGGGTATATAGTACAACGAGATATCCAAAAATTCCAATTGGAGCCAATGACATATACATTTACGCAACCGACACAGATTTCTTGGACAGCCTTGCGTTTAAATTTTACAACGATGTTACGCTTTGGTGGGTAATTGCACAGGCCAATGGTATAAAAGCTACACTAAAGGCTCCAACCGGAGAGCAAATAAGAATACCAAAAAATATAGACTTAATTGTTAGCAATTTCAAGCGCGAAAATGGAATATAATTGTTATAAAAATTATGGCCGACACTAAAATATTTCCATGGGGGCTGCACCCATTAGACGAATGGATTAAAACTGAACTGAATAACAGAGCGGGTGAATATGATTTAAATCAAAACTTAACCGACGGTAAGCCATACAGTGGACCAAGAACTGCGTGGACTAGAGTATTTTCCAATGGAATAAGTGGCGCGGCACCGAATCTAGAGGGATTTGTAATGGGCGGAACAAATGGATTCGACGCTAGCTATGGATTTAAAAACCGCCGCATAACTATAGGCGTGGACGCGGTTGGCAATCCACACGAAATTTTGGCGGTCGGCGGGGTAGGAGAATATACTGGCAATGATTTTCCGCATAGACCACCCCCAAGTATAGTTTCGGTAGAGACCGAGTTTTCCGGCGGAACAAACAGTAGTTTCAATGCGCTGTGTAGAACAACTAAAATAACATGGAAATGTTACTCGTTAGAGCAATTGGAGTATTTGACTCCGTACTTTCTGACCCCGAACATAACTTTATTGGTCGAATGGGGATGGAATAATTATAGTAATGAATCTTTGGTAGATTTGCAAGATATTGATTGGTTGTATAAAATATATAGTGGAGACCCTGACTACACTTATAAATGGATTAAACAATCCAAGGGAAATTACGATTTGGCTATGGGGCGTATAAATGACTATGGATATACTCTTGACGCAGCCGGTGGATATAATTGTTTCACCAGCATAACAAATGCAAACCGATTCATCAGTGGACAATCATACCACGGAAAAAATTCGGCGGCGACCAACCCTACCAATAGCAGCGGCTCCATAAAGTTGAAAGACTTTGTGGAATTTGTGTATGAAGACATAGATAATTTGGGCATAAAGAATAAGAAGACCGCCGTGCCCGAATTTTCTGTTGTTAATATGGGCGGGATTGGTGGAGTAACCACGGCCAGACAAATTCGCGACGTTTCCAATGATATCAAAGTATCTACCCGTGGAAGAATATTTAAAAGCGGAGACGCCGGATGGTTTGATTCCGCCAACGCCGATTCTAAAGTGTGGTTTAGAATGGATTTAATCGTTGATATAATAAATCGGTTTTTTGAAATACAATTTCTTGACCCAGACGATAAGGATACCAATGTCAAGGGAAACTCTCTCGATATTTCCGGAGTGGTAATGTGTGCACACCCGGCATTAAAATCCACCAGTAAAAACATATTGATACCAAACCAAATTGCGCCAAGATTTGTTACCGAGGAATCCGCCAGAAAGATCGCGATTTCCCCGATTAATATGGGAGGAATTGGTGGCGTGGGGACAATTCGAGAAGTACAGGGACCGAGAGACGCGGCAACACTGAGGAGTATACAGTCTATCGGGGGAACTGGCACACAAGGAGGGAAGCCAGAAGGCGCTTACTATACGCTGTTTCCAACAATAAAGGCTTTCATAGAGGAGAATAAATTCGATGACACTTATGATAATTTACATGAGATAATTAATCCGGAGGGTAGGTCATTTCCGGTATATTCCGATTATGTCCCAAATATCGGACCGGGCAAAGTTGACGCTGGATATTGGGGGTATTTGGAAGATATTTATGTATCCGTCGAATTATTTAAATCGCTCGTCTCGAAGAATGACAATGTTCGAACTCTCATAGAAGATTTGTTGCAGCACATTTCAAATTCGGTGTGCGATATATCACAATTGAAATTAATCCCACATACCGTAGATAATACTAAGTACTCCGTAATCGATGTAAATTTTACTTCTATAACTACGAAAGAATTGGCGGAGACTTTACAAAGAATTTCAGTTGGCGCAGTAAGTTCAGCATATATGAAATCCGCAAATTTGGAAATAAAAATGGCTCCTGAAATGTCAAATCAAATGATAATGCAGAGCAGCAGCGGCAAAAAAACTCTACCCACCGGATATGGTACTGCCAACTATGACCCAAAGAATATAGTGTATAGTAAATTATCACGCGGCGATAGAATGTTCGACCGAGCAGTATACACCAAAATCACTCCGGCAAACAGCGAACAAAATAACCCAAATTCAACACAATCAAAATATAAGAGACTATTGGCAGATAATAGCAATTTTTATACTTACACGACGGGCAAGGGAGATGCTGTTAAGCAATATATACTGTGCGAATTAGATTCAACATTCATGAAATCCATACTGTTGGATATTAAAAACAAAAAATCCATATATACCAACAACAGTCCTATGCCGGGGACTACGTTTAAAATGGAACTACTGGGAATTGGTGGAGTGCGGTATCTGGCCCAATTCACGTTGGACCACGTGCCAAGTTCATATGGATATGACCGGGCAGTATGGCAAGTTTCCAATGTATCCCAAAGAATAGAAAACAAGATATGGATTACGGAAATTTCGGCACAAGCCAGACCGTTGACAATTTTTAAATAATGAAATACAATGATGCTATAGCTGCGGAATATGGAGGAAGCTCCGGGAAATTGACTGGCATATCCCCCTCGACAAATAAACCACATCCAAAGGATAGTGATTATAATAATGGATATTTCACGCGGGTTTTTATAAAAAAAGTTAACGAGAATATATTGATGGAAATTCGCCCCGAAGACGCAAAAAGCATCAATACAATATTGTACAAAATTGTGTATTTGAATTGGAGAATTACGGGAATTAAAGATACGATCAGGTCTAGCTCCATGGTTAATATTATAGGAGTATCGCAACAAAATTTATTCGAGATTGACCGAATAAAAAAAGAACAAGAACTTGACTTGTCTAGGTTATTGCAGAATCCGTTGGAATATTGGCGCGGATACTAATTTGGTTGACAGATCGAGTCTATTGGTTAGTGTTGGTTAAGTGACTATTGTAGAAAGTACATTTGATTTATCCTTGCTAACAGCCAACATAAGTACCGACCAATTGGTATTGGACGTAGTGTGTGTAGATGGGCAGAAGCATTATCTGAATAATCGTGCAAGTTTGTTGTTTTTCTATTTTCTGTCATCGGACACGGAGTGGTGTGTTCCAATAGAGCACAACGAGTCTTCTCCTTTGCCGGGGATATTCGATATCATTCGCCGAGCACTTTCCACATCAATCCAAAGGAAATATACGTTCGACAAAAAAAGCGTAACGCAACTGTTTGGAGAAGATTGCGGTCTACTAGATATACGACTATTGAGATATCTTAGCACCGGGACCGAAGATGATGACGATGCTACGACTAATTCTCACCGTTTCATAAATTCAATATTTCGGAATTTACCTGATACAAATAAGTGTATTCCGTTATTCAAACACGCACGTCTTTTTTCTGACAAAGTTAAACGAGCCCTTCCATTGAATATTTCTATGGTAGACGAACCGGGACTCATGTTCGTCAATAATAAAATGACCAACTGTTTTGCTAGGTTGGAGTCCAATGGATTGTATGTTACCGACGATTTCGTGGACGAATTTGGAAACGAGCAAGAAAAACATATAAAAAATGGAATAATATATTCTCAATATAATTTGTTGACATCGACCGGAAGACCAAGCAACCGGTTTGGTGGAATCAATTATGCGGCACTAAATAAATCCGATAACAGCCGAGAATGTTTCGTATCCAGATATGGAAATGAGGGCACATTAATAATGATGGATTATAGCGCATTCCATCCAAGATTGATTGCGCACCTTGTCAATTTCCCGATGGATGTTTCGGTGAATCCCTACGAATACTTGGCGAGGTATTATTTCAACAAAGAGGAAATCAACGAAGAAGATATTGCAGTAGCCAAAGGATTTACATTCACCCAGATATATGGTGGACTAAGTGAAAAATTTCTGCACATCCCGCTATTTGCAAAAATTCAAGAATATATAAACCACCGCTGGAAATTTTTCGAGGAGAATGGGTATATAGAAACCCCAAAGTACCGACGCGAGATTAGGGCGTGCCATATTGAAGACGCAACTCCCAATAAGTTATTCAACTATATATTACAAGCATTCGAGACGGAAATGGCAGTAGATGTTCTGGGAGAATTATTGGATAATTTAGAATCAAAAAAGACCAAGGCGATATTATATACATACGACAGCATTTTGTTCGATGTCCACAAGGAAGATAAAATAGACACAATACGTAAAATTAAGAATATTATGGAACAAGAAAAATTTCCGGTTAAGGTCTATGTTGGAAAATCTTACAAGGATATGCAGCATATCAAAATTTCTTGATATTTAATAATATGGTAAATGACATAATCTCGGAGGTCGGAAACAACTTTAAGAAAATTGACATTGAAGTTATACCGAGGTTAATTGAAATATTGAAGAAAAATCCAAGCTTTGCTGAATTGTATAATAGTTGCGAATCGGTGGAAGCGGCGGTCGCGGAATACAACAACGCAAAATATTCCGAGATTATTGATTATATAAATTCACTTTCGAGGAAAAAGAATTTGCATTTCGGTGAAATACCGTTTGTATTTTTGCTCCGAGGTTGCATTTCCGGGGGAAGTAATATAGGAGATTTAATTTTACCCGGAAACAAAACTGTCGATGTAAAGGCTCTGGATGATGGGTCAAATATAAAATTAGAGAACGCGTCAATCCACGGATACAAAAATTTGATGTTCACAAAGGCGCTGCGTGCTCTCACTCACATTTTAGAGAAAAACGAAAATGCCAGAAATTACCTAAAGAGTGTTATAACGGACGACCACAAATTTGAGGGAAGACCCGCAAGTCAGGATGAAAAAGATTATGTTTGTGATTTTATAGATAATTTAAACGAGGAAGAAATGGGAACAACCGTATTCTCTGGGCTAGAACTTGTAGGAAAACGACTAAATCAAGTCGAGGTTGATGCTCCAATAAATTACGCAAAACTGCACATAGATGGTAAGGTTATCATAGCTAAGATAGAAAACGGTCCGGAAGTTCTACGAGAAATGGAAAGCAATAAACCGAGGAAAGTGACTTTAAGTCGAGTGACGGACACACTTGAACATATAACTATTCCAACCCTGAAACAGATTTCATATTTCACCAAGGCGATATCTTGTACAACGATTACTGCCGAGTTATTGCCCATGATTCATTATACCGAAGGTATTGTGGTAGTAAACAAGCTCGGAAAAGACGCTTTTTATGTAAAAAAAGAGGAGTTTTTTAATTATTTTGTGTTCAATCGTCTGTCAAAAGGTATAAAACTCAAAGTGTTTATATAATTATAGAGAAACCCGTGAATACTTTTATAGACAATATTATAACCGAGGCAGGAATAGACGATAGAATTAACTCCGGCATATTAGACATATACGACCCAGTCCACATTGTGGTATTGATGGAATGTATGATTGACAGAGGAATGGATGAATTAACTGTCATGGAGGGCGTTGAAGCGATGATGCTAAAAAACGAGGGAAAGTTTCCGGAACGCCAAGCATTTAACAAAGAAGGCTGGTTGGTAACATTTCCGTCGATTGAATATAAAAAGGCAGCAATTCAGAAAGGAACTCATTTTGAGTCGGACCCAACTCACGGACAGGGCGGAATGAATCTTTATTATAAGAAACGAGGCAAGCAAAAGCGCACCAACCAACAAGGACCAAGCGCGACAGAGCCAACCGCCCCGCAAGGCGGAGCCACCCCGCCAACAACCCGGCCAACAACCCCAGCAAAAGAACCGGCAACAGAAAAACAACCGGCAAATATAGGGTCCGCTCCATCTGATAAACCAGCGGTCGTGCAACCGGCACAAAAACCAGCGAGTTCTGGGGCAAATTCGGGAGTTTCTGATACAATCCCACCGGATGTAACCAAAAACGCTCCCACAGGCAACGGCGGGGCATCTGGTGGGGCATCTGGCGCGACTCCGGGCGCAACTTCCGCCGTTGGTGCCGGGACAATCCCAACACCTTCCGCCCCAGATTATGTTGCACTGTCGGCCAAATTCGCCCAACAAAAAGGTTGGACCTCTGTTCCGTACGGAGAATGGAGAAATCCTATGGGAGAAGCTTCGGCGGTCGTCGGAATGACCGGTGAAATTGTTCCAATAAAGAACGTGGACCGGGAAGAATTTAAAATATTTGCTCAAAAGAATGGTGCATAATGCGTGAATATGACACACAGTTGTTGTGTACGTTTGCTACATATCAAACATATTTGCAGGAGGTTCGTGCGTTAGTTCAATATTACGATATACCCGAAAATGCCGTGTATGTATTACAGAGCACATTAGATTTTAATGACATATTTTTAACGTTCAATGCAAAACGTGGAAAAATTGAGTTTTATCCAAGGACGATGTCAGTGCACCGTAAAAAAGAATATAACGTAATATATTCTATCAATGCACTCAACGAATTGATTAGATCAGAGACCGGCGGAATGTCTGGTCGAGAATATCAAGTAGACTGGGAACAATACAGAAACTCTTTCATATCCACAAGCGGAGGAAAATTCCGCGTCACCCCCACAAAATTGTTAACAATATCTCGACTATAAACGAGATTTTTTGTTCGATTTTTTGGCGTCTAGATACTTATTAATAACCGAGAAATGCAGTACGGTTGATTAATAAAAAGATTAATCTTATTATAGATTGACGAATTGCAATTCTTGGTTCATATTACCGGATATTAACTATTTGGTAACTGAAACTAACTAGCTAAATTAAACATTAAACATTAATAAATAAAAATACTATGGCATTAGACATATCAAAAATTAAAGCTCGCTTGGAGAGCATGAAAGCAAATTCGAACAAATCGACAAGCATCTGGAAGCCAACTCCGGGAAAAACCACGGTGAGATTTCTTCCTTATACGCACAGTCCGGAATTTCCATTCGTTGAATTATTGTTTCACTACAACTTAAACGGTAAGACATACTTGAGCCCTACGTCGTTTGGTCGACCGGACCCGATTGTGGAGTTTGCAACCAAACTTAAGAAGAATAGTTCAAGCAAAGAAGAGTGGACCAAAGCTAGGGCGCTGGACCCAAAACCAAGAACATACGCGCCGATTCTAGTGCGCGGACAAGAAAATGAAGGTGTAAAATTCTGGGGAATGGGCAAGACTGTATATCAATCCGTACTTGATATCATGAATGACTCCGACTTCGGAGATATTACCGATTTGAATACTGGTCGCGATATTCTTGTAGAATTTAAGACTGCTGCCGAGACTGGTAAGAGCTTCCCGGAAACAACTGTTCGTCCGAGGGGAAATACAACTCCGGCATTTGCATCGACGGATAAGGTTCTGTTTGAGAAGGTTAAGCATCAACGAAACATTGTGGAACTATTTCCAGAACTGTCGTATGATGAATTGACCGCAGTCATGGATACGTGGGTGAATTCCGTCGAAGGAAATCCGGACGGAGAAGAAGCTCCCATTCCAACAATCGTTGACGATAGTGAAGCACCAGTGATTGTGAGTTCCACAACAAAGGCATCGGTGAAATCGCCGATATCGCCAACTGCGGCAAAGCAAGAGTTCGATGACATGTTCAACTCTTAAAGTTGAATTAGTCTAACTGATAGATAATAAATGATATAATGATGCGCCAGCCAATGCTGGCGTATCTTATATTGACCCTTTTACATATATGGAAAAATTAGAAAAACTTGAAAAGAAGAAACGCGTCGAGGTGGAAATGGATTCACAAGATAATCTTGGTGAAGTCTTAGCCGAGGCAATTAACAAAGCCCAAGGAGAAAAGGTAGCATTTTTCTTGGACGAGGATGAAGACGCCTCGCAAGTGACGGATTGGATTACAACCGGAAACGATTTAGTGGATTTGTCCATCGCAAATCGACCAAATGCGGGAATCCCAGTCGGCAGAATAACCGAATTGACTGGCCTCGAAGGCTCTGGAAAGAGTTTGATGGCCGCTCATATAATAAAAGCTACCCAACAAAAAGGCGGAATGGCTGTTTTATTTGACACCGAATGCGCAATTGAAAGAAATTGGTTGGCCGGAATTGGTGTAGACGTCAGCAAGGGAAACTTGATGATTGTAAACATGAATATCCTAGAACACATATTCGACTCAATTGAGCAAATTATTGTGGGAGTCCGCAAGGCGAATAAAAACAGATTAGTGACGATTATTGTGGATAGCATCGCGGCCACGTCTACGTTGAAAGAAATGGCGGCGGACCACGGTGTAGATGGATACGCCACAGGTAAAGCTATCATCACCAGCAAGGCAATGCGAAAAATTACACAATTGATTGCAAAGCAACGAGTATGTCTAATATTTGCAAATCAACTTCGCCAAAAAATTGGGTTTGTTGGTCTCGGAGACCCGTGGACAACCAGCGGAGGAAAAGCACTCGCATACCACGCATCGCTTAGATTGCGGCTCAAGCCGGTGGGACAAATCAAGACTGCTGACAAAAATGTCGTTGGTGTGAAGACAAAATGTACGGTGATAAAAAACCGCATGGGACCGCCACTGAAAAGCGTCGAGTTCAACATTTTCTTCGACCGTGGTATCGACAATTATGGAAATTGGCTTGAAAAATTGCTCGAATGGGATGTAATCACGAACGCGAAGAAGGAAAAGAGCGACGTGAAAAAGTCCAAGAAGGAAAAAGACGCAGAGAAAGAGGAAGATAAGAAAGCGAAAAGTCTTCAATTCATCATGACAGTCGAGGGCAAAGAGCCCGAGACTGTGGTGTTTGAAAAGAAAGAATTCACTAAACTGATAGCCGACAGGCAGGAATGTAGAGATTATCTATATACCAAGCTGTGCGATGAGTTTATTATGAAATATAGAACTCCGTCTGGCGACGCTGGCGATGACATCGAAATTGATGCTGTTGGTGAGGGCATGGACGAATAAAAATTAATCGCGTGGAGTGAAATACCTCCACGCGGTTCTCATTACATGGAAAACGATACTAAGAAAAAATTTACGTCTCTATTTGCTCAAATAAAAGAGGAGCACGCCACGGCTGTAATCACACCGAGGACTAAAAATAGTGACATACTGGTTATTGATGGTACCAATAATTTTATACGCACTTGGTCGGTAGTCCCAACTCTTAACGATAACGGAGAACACGTCGGCGGAGTGAGTGGGTTTTTAACTACAATCGGACATGCGATTAAATTACTAACTCCCACGAAGGTCATTATTGTTTTTGATGGAAAGGGCGGGTCGCAGAGAAGAAAGAAACTATATCCGGACTACAAGAATAAACGGGCAATGAAAGTCCGAGTGAATCGAGCATACGAGGAAATGAGCGACCCACAGACCGAACAGGATTCTATGATAAATCAACTCATGATGCTCATTGACTATTTAAAGTCTTTGCCGGTGAGTGTGGTAGCTATAGATTATATAGAAGCCGACGACACGATTGGATTTATCGCGACTCAAATGTATCCTACGTCACGAATCACAATCATGAGCGCAGACAAGGATTTCTTACAACTGGTAAATGACCGAGTGTCCATTTGGAGCCCCACAAAAAAGAAATTGTACGGAGTTCAAGACGTAATAAATGAATACGGAATACACCCAATAAACTTCATATACTACAGAATCCTCGAAGGAGATACATCGGATAATATAGGAGGTGTTAAAGGTATCGGACTAATAACAGCAAAAAAGAGATTTCCTGTCCTACTGGACAGCAAAGAAACTTCCGTTGATGCCATCCTGACTATCGCCAAGGAACGGGTGAATGAGAGTAAAGTATTCTCAACCGTAGCAGACAGTGCCGATATCTTGGACAGAAATTACAACCTGATGCAATTAAAGACACCGAGTTTTTCTCCGACGTTACAACTGAAAATTTTCGACACCGTAGACAACGTTAACAAATATAATAAGCTAGAATTTATGCAGAAGATAGCAATGCGTAAAATGCAAGCGAGCATCCCAAATTATCTAGCGTGGGTAAATGAAGTATTCAACCCACTATCAGTATTTTCAACGTCAGAATAATATGAAAGCATTCGTAAAAACAAACAACGGCACATTTCCAAACATCAATTTTTATTGTGCGTGGGAAGCATTTAACACACTGGGATATGACGTTGTTTGTTTTGAAGAAAAGGATTTGGATAAACTTGATATAACTATACACACACCCCTGTTCGCCGGAGTGACAGTATTTCGCAAGGCGATTGACAAACTTGGTGTGAATTATCCACCGTTTGATTGCTATCCAGAGGTGTTAAATCCGCACTACGCCAGAAAAATTGAAAAAAGTACACTCGGAGAAGTGCGGGCAAAGTTTAATGATGACGAGATCCCGGTATTTGTAAAACCAATCAAGCCGAAAGAATTCAATGGTGTGGTATTAAAGTCGATGTTAGATTTACTTCCAATTTACACCAAGAAGGACGATGTGCCTGTTTATGTTTCTGACCCAATTGACATTGTGTCCGAATTTCGTGTTTATGTCATGGAAGGCGAGATTCTAGCGGTTAAGCATTATTATGGCGAGTGGCAAATAGTACCAGACATAAATTTTGTGGAAGAAGTCGTAAGAAATTACAAGCCAAGTCCCGTAGCATACGGGGTAGACGTTGGTGTAACCAACAATGGCCAAAATTTTGTTATAGAGGCTAATGATGGATGCAACTTGGGCAATTACGGCTTAGATTCTATACATTATGGTGAGATGATTATTGCCAGATGGGTAGAAATAGTCGGCGGAGGAAATAATAAGTCCGACGGCTTGAAGAATTTAATGCAAGCCAGAGCGGAAGAGATTAGAAAAAGTCTCCACCGATAACGTTTAGTATTTATCATTTGACTATGCCCAGATATCGGGTAAGATAGAGCCATCAACTTATTATGGCACCAGTAATCATCGACAATCTGCACAAGTTTGGCTTGGAATTCCAAGTAAAAATCATAGCAGGAATATTAACCGACAAAGTTTTTTTGGAGCGCGTCGTTGACATCTTAGATGTCGAAGCGTTCGAAAACGAATCCCATCGCTGGATTCTAAAAGAAATTATTCAATATCATATACAATACAAGGATTTGCCGACATTCCAAGTTTTCAAGGTTCGCATTGTAACCATAGAGAACGAGGAATTCAAGGCCGCTATCACGGAACAACTTAGGTCCGTGCACGCGAAGATTTCTGAAAAAGATTTGCAATTCGTGAGAGAACAATTTTTGGAATTTTGCAAAAATCAAAAATTGAAGAGTGCCATCATGGACTCCGTTGACCACTTGAAGAGTGGTGAATACGAAAAGATTAAGTCCCTAGTTGACGGCGCAATGAAAGCGGGCATGGAACGAAACCTTGGCCATAATTATCACGTCGATATAGCAACGCGCATGAGTGAAATGTGCCGAAAAACTATTTCTACGGGATGGGCACCGGTTGATAAATTGTTGGATGGTGGACTCGGGCCGGGAGAACTTGGCATTGTAGTTGCCCCTGCTGGTATTGGCAAATCTTGGCTGTTGTGCTCACTCGGAGCCCGCGCCATGAAACAAGGCAAAAATATTGCACATTTCACCTTAGAGTTAAATGAAAATTATGTTGGCCTTCGGTATGACTGCTGCTTCACGGGAATCAACTTCCAAGAGATTAAATATAAACAGGACGAGGTTGCCGAAAAAATCAAGGGAATCAAAGGTAAACTATTTGTCAAATATTTCCCTCTTAAAACGGTAAGTGCACAATCACTCAAATTCCATGTAGAAAGAATACAGGTATTAGAGGGAATCCGCATTGATGAAATGATCGTGGATTACGCCGACATTCTTCGACCAATTGAGAAAGAAAAGAACAGCAACAGTTATTCTGAGGCCGGTGGTATATACGAAGAATTGCGCCAAGCGGCTGGAGAATTACAGATTCCGGTTTGGACAGCATCTCAGACCAATCGTGGCGGTGGCCAAGAGGACGTCGTTCAAGCTCACAACATCGCGGACAGTTATAGAAAGATTATGACTGCGGACTTTGTCATCAGCGTTTCGAGAAATGTGCAGGATAAAGCAAATAATACCGCCCGGTGCCATATTATAAAAAACCGATTTGGTCCGGATGGAATTACACTTTATGCCAAAATGGACACTGGAAACGGCCAGATTGATTTATTTGACGCGGATTCAAAAGAATCCACGGGAATTAAATCTATTATGGAAGGCGATGAAAATACCGTGAAAAGTTCATTGAAGGCGAAGTGGAATGCATCGCGCCAAAAGCAAAATGGAGAAAACGCAGATTTATAAGAAAAAATTAAAAAATATATTTTCCAATTTTATTTTTTTAATAACTACTTATTTTCACCTTTAAATACAAAAAACTTTAACATGACAATTTTTGACGAACAAATCGCACGCAAACCGAACCGCTATCCTTGGGCACAAGAATACATAGACGCCATGTGGGCTGGACATTGGACTCCAAACGAGTTCACTTTTACGTCCGACTTGCAACAATATAAAACAGAAATGACCGCACAAGAGCAGTTGATTATTAAAAATGCTCTGAGCGCAATTGGACAAATTGAGATATCAGTAAAGAAGTTTTGGGCCAAATTGGGCGATGTATTACCACATCCAGCCATGAGCGATTTGGGAATAACGATGGCAAACATCGAAGTTATTCACAATAATGCGTACGAAAAACTACTCGAAGTGCTGCAAATGCAAGACGTATTTGAAGAAAACTTAAAACTTGATATTATTCAAGGGCGTGTCAAATATTTGCGCAAATATTTAGACAAGAATTACACAGATTCTCGTAAACAGTATATATATTCGCTGACTCTTTTTACGCTATATGTAGAAAACGTATCTCTATTTAGTCAATTTTATATTATTAATTGGTTTAATCGTTATAAAGGTCTACTAAAAGATACAGCACAACAAGTTGCATATACAGCAAAAGAAGAAACACTTCATGGTCTTGCTGGTGTAAAAATTATAAATACAATTCGACAAGAATTGCCGGAGTTATTTGACGCGGAACTTGAAGCTCGTATTTTACACGAAGCAGAAGAATCATACAATGCCGAATCAAAATTGATAGATTGGATGATTGGAGATTATAAAGACGACAAAATTAGTGCCGATATTCTTAAAGGATACGTACAAAGAAGATTGAACGACTCGCTAGAAATGATTGGCTTCAAGAAAATTTTTGATGTACCGCAAGAAATTATTGAGTTGACTATGTGGATGGATGAGGATGTAATGGGAAACACTATGACGGATTTCTTTCACAAGCGTCCCGTAGAGTATTCCAAAAAAACGCAATCAATACAAGCAACCGATTTATTTTAATATATATGAGCAAGGATATTTACTGGTTAAACAAAGATTCTGTCACATTTCTTGAACGAGGATATCTTCCCAAAGGCCAAACCGCCGAGGAAAGAATTCACGAAATCGCAAAAGCGGCAGAAAAAATTCTAAAGAAAAAAGGATTTTCCGACAAGTTCGAGGCATATATGCATAAGGGATGGTATAGTTTATCATCTCCGATATGGGCAAATTTTGGAAATGGTCGCGGATTGTCTATTTCGTGTAACGGTTCATATGTGTCTGACACAATGACTTCTATTCTGGAAAAAACTGCCGAGGTTGGTATGCTCACAAAGTACGGTGCCGGTACCTCTGGATACTTTGGAGAACTGCGTGCAAGAGGCACTCCAATTAGCGTTGGAGGAACCAGTTCCGGTCCTGTTCATTTCATGGAAATGTTTGATAGCGTGACGAGAGTGGTTTCACAATCAAACGTTCGTCGCGGTTCATTTGCAGCATATATGCCGATTGACCACCCGGATATTATGGAATTCCTTGGTATTCGCGAAGAAGGTCATGCTATTCAAGATTTGAGCATTGGCGTTTGCGTAAGCAATAAGTTCATGCGCAAGATGATTGATGGGGACAAGGATGCTCGGGGTGTTTGGGCCAAGGTTCTTAAGAAACGGTTCGAGTCTGGATATCCTTACATTTTCTTTAGTGACAACGTAAATGATAATGCTCCTCAAGTATACAAGGACAAGAAGATGAAGATATATGCTTCCAATCTTTGTTCCGAAATCTGCTTGAGTTCTTCACCAGATGAAACATTTGTTTGTAATCTATCGTCTATGAACCTGCTTCATTATGACGATTGGAAGACAACGGATGCAGTCGAAACACTGACATACTTCCTCGATGCTGTGATGGAAGATTATATTCATGCAACTGAAAATATTCCGTTTCTCAA